CAAGGGCCGGCCGATGCTGACGCCCGACATGCGCATCGGGATCGATGAAGCCATCGCGCTCGCGATCAAGGCCGCCGACAAGTGGTGGCGAGAGCATCGGCGAGCTGCATCGCTTCTGCTCGGGGATGGCTCCAATGACTGACTCGCGCCTCACCCACGTCGTCATCCGGCGTGTCGAGTACCCGCCCCAGCCAGCTACCGTCCGGGTCATGGTCGACGCTGAGATCCACCGGCTCATCGACGGCCGCATCGGAGAGTCCGATCGCCGAATGTGTGGGTGGGGCGGCTTCTCGCGGACCTTTCCGATCGCGACGGCCGGACAGCATTTACTCGACCTGGCCCAAATCGCCGGCATCGAGCCGACATCGTTCGGTGAGCACGTCAGGTCGTATCTACTGCCAGGCCAGCCGGCCCGTACCGCCTACACAGCCGCGCTCGGCCTGGGGAGCCTCACGCAGATCGTGTGCGAGCGCCCCACCTACAAGGATGCGCTCGAGATGGGGCTAGTGGGCTGGAGGATCACGCGAGAGCGGGCCGCTGCCAAGGGCGCGGAGGGGCTGCCGGATGAGCCGGTGATCGTCCGGCCAGAACCTGGAGAATCGGCGTGGGACGCGCTGGGGAGGATGAATGAGCGCTGACCACGACCTGTCAACCGGTGTGGCATTCCGAGAGCGGACGCCATACGGAACGGTGACCGCCATCTTCCACGATGATCTCCACGGGCTCGCGGTCTTCATCTGCGACTCCGACGCCTACTATTGCCGGTGGCCAGCCGGCAATCGCGATGGAGACGAACCGCTGTATCGGTGGGTACTCGACGGCCGCGATGGTGGGCTCGACTACACGGCCCACAAGCTCGGAGCGCAGGTCTTCGATTTGGACGCGAGCCTGTCGGCAGCACGGGAGCTCTTTGCCGCGGGGGGCCCTGTAGAGCCGCCGCATACTATTGGCGCAATGGCCGCGCTGTACTTACTCAACGACGTACATGATGAGCAGAGCCTTGTGGCCTGGTTCAACGAAATCCACGGTAGACTCAGGTATATCGAGGCTGGAGACTACCCTGGTCGGATGAAAGTACACTATGCGCTCGAGGCTGCGTGGCCTGGCCTGTGCGAACAGGCTCGGGAGAGGGCTCGCAGATGATCGTCGACATTGACAATCCCCCGCCATGGCTCCACACGCCATGGCCGTGGAAGCACATGGTCCTGCACCTGGACTGGCCTCGCATCTCCCGCCGACAGACGGCCTCGCTCTCCCACCGATTGCGCCGCGATTTCGGCATCGACACCCGCGACACCGAGCTGTACGTCGACGGTCTGCGCTGCTCACTCCGCTACGCGCCGGCGCCCCTGCACGCGGTGCTAGAGGTGCTCGCCGACGTGGGTATCGAGTCGGTGAGGGGGTGGTATCTGCCGGTCGGGTGGCCGGACGACCCGCAGCACGGCGATGGCGTGGGAGATGAGCTGAGGGTGAGGGCGTGTGGCTGGTGGTCTGCGCGTCTCTACCGGGACAGCACCGCCACAGACGCCCCAGCCACCACCCCGGCGACGACCCCGAGCAGCACCGACCGCTGGCCCACCAGTCTCGCCCGGCTTCGCTCGGACCGCTCGAGCGCGGTGCGGAGATCCTCGGCGGCCTGCTCATCCACGTCCATCTGCGCCCGCGCGATCTCTACCGCGCGAGTCGTCCGCTCTCGGCTGGCGTCGAGGTCATCAAGCACCCGCCCGAGCTGCTCCCGACAGGCATCGCCACGGCGGGAGTCGCGGACGTAGTCGCGGTAGGCGCGCTCGTCGAGGACCACAGCCGGACCGGGCACCTCGAGCACGTCCCCGGCATCGACCACCTCCGCAGCGGTCGCAGATGTCCAGGACAGAAACACTGCTAATGAGACAGCAGCCAGCCGAGGACAGGTCATCCCCGCCCCCGCTCGTGCTCCTGCTCGACGAGGTCCTTGAGCGGCACCTCGTCGATGCCCCCCGCGTCAGCCATCGCCGCCTCGACTCCGGCTCGAGTGTTCGCGTCAGCCTGGACCTCCTCGGCGAGCTGCTCGAGGTCGGCCCGGGCACTGGCCCGCGACCTCCTCGCCCCCTCTGCCAGCGCGGCACCTGCGGTCATCACCGCCAGGCTCGACGGTGTCGGCCCGGTGGAGAGCACGAGCGCTACCGCCAGCAGCACGACCACGACCAGCGCGGCCCAGAGCACCCAGCGCGGTACGCTCACGGCAGCACCGAGGCGATGGCCTGGGCAGTCGCGCCCGAGTCGCGGGCGGCCAGTGCGCGGGCGTGGTCGGAGGCGTAGTCGCCAAAGTGCGTCTCGACGATGACCGCCGGGGCATCTGTGTCGCGGAGGATGAGCAGGGGCGAGCCCGCCCACGACTCCGAGCGCGCCTTGGGGCCTCTGTTGTACGTTCCCTGCGCCCGGGCCACTGCCCCGGATAGCTGGGTCGCCCACATCTTCCCGGCCCGAGACGACGGCCAGTAGAGCGCCTCGGTGCCGTGCCATTGGCCTTTCTGCGGATTCGGCGCCGCGTTGTAGTGCATCGAGATCACCAGGTCCGGCTCGTACCCGTTGACCCTCTCAATGAGCCTCCGCATGGCCGTCGTGTACCCAGCGATGTCAGGCCGGAGGAATACCCGGACATCGTGTCCGAGCGCGGTCATGGCCGCCGCCGTCTGATCGGCGAGAACCCGGTTGAAGGCCCACTCTTGCCCGCCGTCCACAGCCGTCGCACCCTGCGCGTGCTCTCGATGGCCGACGACCAGCGCAACCCTCACGACCACAGCCTCTTGGCTGCGCACCAGTAGCCAGCGCGGTCCGCAGTGGGGACGATATCAGCAGCCTCATCCGGTCGCCGACGTACAGACACCCCGCTCATGACAGCACCTCCCACCCGTCGGCACCGACGGCAAGTCGCACTCCAGCGGCCTCCGCCCATCGGCGGACGCGTTTTCCACTCGGGTGGACACTCCCCGCGAGATACCGGCACCAGCTCGTGCGATGCTCTCCGAGCTGGGAGGCGACGGCAGTTTGGGTCCCGCCGATATGCGCGTGCAGCGCCGATGCTGCGGTGGTGTGGATGCTCATGTCGTCTCTCCTCGCCCCATCCCCAGGGGATCCCGCATCATCGCAGCGGGCGGGCTGGCCCGGTCCATCCAGGTCAGTGCAGGCGGTACAGGCCCCGCCCTCGGCTACCTCCGCATGAGATCCGCGATCCACACGGCCTCTGCGATCGCCTCGGTCTCTGAGGCGTACCAGGTGATGTCCCGGTCGTGCTCCTCTTCATAGACTACGGCCCAACAGCCGTCTGGGCCGCGTGCCACGTGGACGGACCACGGCTCGCCGGCAGTCCCCGAGGCATGGTAGACCTCAGGCAGATCACTCGGGTCGAGGTCGTCTAGGTCGGTGCCGGTGACGGTGATGATAGGGCAGATGGCTTCGTTGACGCCCATGGTGTCTCTCCTTCGGGGGTGGTGGGTAGCTCCCCCTGACACAAATAAGGTACATCGGTGTGCGGGATCCGTCAACAAAAACGCCAAAATAATCTGCGAACTTCGCGAGAACTACGAAAGAACCTGCGCATCGCCTCCTTCCGCGCCGTTGGCATCGATCACGCTCATTCGCGGCGCTCTTGAGTCAACACTGGAGGTCTTACCTCGACCTCAACCTGCTCCTTGGGGGCCAGGCCGATCGCGTAGTCGAGCAACCTCGACACTGTTTGGGGACCGCCGACGAAAATCGACAACGCGAGCAGCAGCACAATAGCGGCATTGCGAGGGTTGTCTTTCACGACCCCAATGAACTGGTTGACAGCGGAAGTACCATCGCTGGGCACGGGCGTCGACGTGTCCTCGATGCTTGAGCGTAGCTCGTGAATCTCCTTGGATAGCTGATCGAAGCCCTCCCGGGTCTCCTCGCGCATCCCTTTGATCTCGCTCACAACGTCTCTCATCGTGAGCACCAGCGGGTCGCTGGCTTGGTATACGAGCACTCGGTCGGCGAGATCGTCGGAGTCCGCGCGCCGCGCGAGCTCCGCGAGACGAGTCCAATCAGCGGTATCGAGGGACATGGACATGGCATGCCTCCATTGTGGCGTGTGGGCTGGCCGAGCGCGAACGAAGACCTGTTGATCCCCGCGTAGTAGTGCCAGAATGAAGGGCCGGTTGCGACCAGGTCAGGGGGGCTCACGGCGCGCACCCGTCGGAGTAGAGCACCGGAGCCTTACGTAGCCTGGTCCCCACGTTGATGCCGCCTGGAGGACCAGCCATTGACACTCGGCAAAGGCTCGCGGCACCGGCAGAAAGCGAATACCAGAGCCCAGAATCGGGGTCCAGGTCAGTCGTGAAAGTCACGTCTGTCCAGTCCCCGCGCAGCTTGGCTATGTAGTCGTAGCTCTTGAGGTCGTGGCCGTCTGCGGGGATTGTGATCGTCCCACCAGTCCACGAGAATGGGCCTTCGCCGATTGAGATAAGGTAGCTTGGCCACGGTGCGCCATCGACCTTTGCTGTGTAGTCGACATTCTCCAGCGCGACTGTCTTTGTCAGGTAGGCCGTGGGTCCATAGTACAGATTGAATCCCGACCCTGTAATGTCGACGTCACGGATCACGGTGTTGGATGCGAAGTATTTGAAGTCATTTCTGAAGGTGAGGTACCACTTACGACGGGCCAGGTCGACGTGGCCGCCGTCTACCAGCCCGTTGCGGACCGATACCAGCATCCCCGAGCCCCCATTGGTAGTCGGGTCGACCTCGCAGAAGATGTCCTTGATCGTCACGTCGTCGACCTTGTTGGTGTCCTCGGAAACGAAGCAGAAACCCTTGTTTTGCTTGAGAACTGGCCGGATGAATGTGATCCCCCCGGTGATGACATCGACGCATACATCCCCCTCTGCTAGCGCTGGGTGCCCGCACTCGCGGCGATGAGGCTCGATGTCTACCCCGGCGCGCGGATTGTGCGCGCCGTAGGGCATATCCGAGCCGGTGTAGGAGAGATCGCAATCCTCGCAGAGCACGCCTGCCGCCTGGATGATGCTCATACCCTGCCTGCGATTGTGCCATGCCTTGATACGCCGCATCTGGATGTCCCTCGAGGCGGTGTAGACGCCAGCCACCTTGGAGCCAGCGCCGAAGTAGAAGCCATCCGCCGCCCAGTAGGAGGATTCGACATCGGTGATCACTGCTCCGATGACAGAGGACAGAGAAACGCCGTTATTGCCTCCGTTTTCTGCCACGCCGGAGTCTCGCGTCATGTCCTGCACGCCGCCTAGCACCGTGATGTCGCTGACCCGGAGGGAGGTGACGCGAGAGAAGGTGAGCAGGCTGATCGAGTTATCCGGGCTCTTGCTTGGATATTTGACCCCGGCCCGACGATGGTATGCTCCGAAGCTACGAATCGTTGCGCCATTGCCCTCGACGGAGAGTCCCTGAATCGACTCGAAACGGAGCTGATCGGGGCTGTCCGGGTCGTCCTGTCGTCGGTACTGGTCGATCTGGTACTCGCCCGGCTGGAGCTGGACGATTACGTCCTTGCCAAGTGCGTTGGCGACTGTGACCATGGCCTTGAAGCCGGGGTAGTCGTCCTGCCCATCGTCCGCGACTGCGCCCCACCACTCGGGGCGGAGGACAGTGAAGGGAACGGTGGGGGTCTGGGCCATGGCCAGGGAGAGAAGATAGATCATGGTGCGACTCCTACTCGGTCTGAAAGGTCGGCGCCGATGAGCGACGCGAGGCCGCGAAAGCCTACAGTCTCGGCCACGTTGTTGGGCGCGATGCCATCGCCTGCTGTACGTCCGGCGAAAAGGTGAATCCAGACTCCGCTTTCGAAGCTGAACCCGCTGTGGTTGCTTGTGTCGGTGCGCTCCGCATTGGTGAGCCCGCCACCAGACGAGTCCACACCGACCGAGGATGAGTACCGATAGGCGGTGTCCGGCGAGACATCGCCTTGAAGGGTGATTGTGAAAAGTACCGAATCGGTACCTGTGGCGTCTGCGGCGCCAGGGTTGAGGGACCAGCTTGCAGACTTGCGGATCATCCGAAGCTGCGTCGTACCATCCGCATTCAGCGACATGGCGGCCCCAAACCCACGACAAGCAGAGACTGTAGGGTCCGCGTCGTCGGTGACCGCCACGCCCACCCACACATCGGTGCCGGCCGTCGGCTTGGTGACCCATACCGACCGTAGAATTGCGATGAGCTTACCGAAAGTCCAGCTCTCACCTAGACTCTTGACCTCCTGCGTGTATCTCACCGCGAGGTCTGGAGTACCAGCCGCGATGGATGGTGCAAGGGTGCAGGTGAAAGTCCCGGTCGCGTCGAGGCTTTCGCCACTGGAGATACTCGAAGGGTCGGAGAGCGTTGGGTTGCCCAGCCCGGCGTTGAGCTGCTCTCGCGCGTGCCAAAGCGGGCGTGTGAGGTGTGTACTCGTCTCCCGCACCGCACTCCCGTCAGCGTCCGTTGCCGTGACTCGGAGCGTGTGCAGGGTGCCCGCGTCGGCCGCCACCAGCGTGTAGGTGAGGGACGTGGCGCCGGAGATGGCGACCCCGTCGCGGTACCGCTGGTAGGCGTAGGTGATGGTGCCATTGCCAGTCCAGGTGCCGGTCGTGCCGGTGCGTACCGAGCCCACGTCGGTCGAGCCCGTGTCGGTGGGGGCTGCCGTGTTGACCGGGCCGGAGCCGGAGCCACCGCCACCGCCACCGCCACCGGCTGCGACCCCGGCCGCGTACCCGGAGTCGTAGCCGTCGATGATGCTCGTCACCTGCTTGTCTGTCTCGATGGCGGTGTACTCGCTCATCGTGCCACCCGCTCGGCGATGCGGTACGACCCGCCAGCGATGTACGTGACGTCACCAGAGAGGGTCATGTACAGATCCCATACGCCCGAGCCGCTGGAGAGCGCGCCGGTCTGTGCGCTGGTCAGCTCGATCTTCATTTTGCCCTCGGCTGCGGTCACGATCGATCCGGTCGGGGTGGCGATCACGGTCGAGCTCTCCAGGCTGGGCCGGAGCTTGGTCGCGAAGGTCGCGCCCGTGATGTCCACGTTGGTGAGCACCCCTGCGACCCGGCTTTGGATCTGGTAGCTACGGCGCGCTGTTGCGCCAATTTTGATGTCCCAATTTGCCATTACTGCCTCACGAGCGAAAGGGGGAAGAAGCGAACGGAAAAGCGGGTGGCCCCCGCCCCCACAACAACAGGGCCAACCAGTGCAAGACGGCCAACGAAGGCGCCATCGGTGATGGTCACCACGTCGTCCTCGCGCAGCCACTCGAGAGCAGGTCCAGCGATGTACTCGACCTGGTGCCACGGGAGTGCATGTCGCATGGCCATCTGGCCAAGGATGAGCGCGGCCGTCGCGTCCGACCAGACTGCGCGGGTGGAGATCGGAGGCATGGGACGGTGTCCATACGCGCGGGCGCTGTCTCTGCACAGCCGGTGCGCGTGGGTGGAGCTCAGGAGATCCTCTTGCTCAGGGTCGCCGGTGATACGATGGACGCGGAGGTACTGCGAGCCGCCGCGAGATGGGCTGTATTTGAGTGTGAAATCGTTGAAAATGGTGTTTGACACCTCGATTCCAGAAGCGCGCTCGATGTCACGTCCACCGACAAGAGACGCCACACTGTCGGCCGGACTGGCGGTCAGTCTCATCGCGGCCATGTACACGCCACCAAGAGCCACCCGTGGGACGATGGGGAGGATGGGGATGAGCACAGATCGAATCCACGCCCAAGCATCCACCGGCGTATTGATGACCGCGTCGATCTCGTACCCGGAGAGACGGTCGCGCTGGTGGAGCTGGGCGAGCACATCCCATCCGCTTGCGATGTGGCGCTGTGCCATGTGGGCGAGTACGTCCCCGGCCGTGAGCGCGGCTCCACCCGTGACGCTTATTGCCGAGATGGTTGTTCCGCGCCGCACGCCGACGTGGTAGGCGCGGCCGAAGGTTGGGGCAGTCGTCCACGCGCCATCTATCGGCGTTGACACATCGGCGAAGATCGCGCCAGTGCCGGCGATGACGGACAGGTTACACTCCCGCCGCTCGTAGGCACCAGATGTCGTGTCCCAGATATTGATCGTCGAGCCGGTTGGATCCTGCGCGCCAGCCACGCGCGCCACCATCACATACTTTGTCCCTGCGCTTTCGCAGTAGACGCCCGGCCATGCCGAGTAGAGGCTACGCCCTGGGGCGCCGATGACCATTGGGGCATACGCACCCTGTGCCGCATCGTCGACAGTGACGGTGGACGGCCAGCCGGTGGAGCTGTCAGCCGAGGTGGGTACCTGGCGAGATCGAGGGGAGCCAGACGAGATGGAGGCCGACCACCCGGTAGTGAGCCCAGGGACTCCGACGGTAGGAGCCGAGAGCCATCCTCCGGCGTAGACCTCGGCCTGCTCGATGGTGTCACCGACGACCAGCCGGCGCAGTTCTGCTCGTGCTCCGTCGAGATGCTCACCTGCGATGAGGAGCGCTTCCCAGTCTTGCGCCGGGTCGATGACCTGCACTGGGATCTGGTCTTGCCCGCGCGAAGCTGCGATATCCGAGAGCCCTCCAAGGTAGGTGAGCACGTCACCAGATGCGGACGACACCTCCAGGGGCCTCGTCGAATACCGGTGGAGCCGCCGCCCGATGGTGACGTCGAGCAGCCACACGACATCGGCTGGTAGGCGGCCCCTCATCCGACGACCTCCTCAGCAGTCAGGCTCTCGACACGATACACCGAGTCGGACACCTCGTCGCCTTGCACGTTGTTCCTCTGGATTGAACCTGTCAAATACGAGTACAGGAAAGCCTCAGGATCGGAGATGGTGATCGCGCCATCAAGATCGCTGAGGTCTTGAGTGATGACCACACAAGGCCAGGCCCCGCCCTGCATCCGCTCGAGCACGCCCCAGAGGAGGCCGGACACGTCCTGGTAGGTGGCGAGGTAGTCGGCCGGTCCGCCCTCGCCCCCAATCCATGGCGGGTCGTCTTGGTCGCGGAGGTACTGCCGCTCGTCGTGTGGGTCCTGGTAGCTCCACGTCCACACCGTCTGTGTCTCTCCGAGCTGGGCACGGTGGACCACACCCCGCCCGTCGCGGACCTGCCGGACGTTCGGCTGCTTGCGGTGTGACCACCCGTGAGACGGCTGCATCCCGATGGGCTGGTACTGGCCGACCAGAAGCGCCCCGACCTCCCAGTAGGCGTCTGGCGCGACCGCCTGGGCATTGATTCGCACCCTCCACTCTGACCAGTCATTGACTGCCGCTGCTCGCACGACCATGACCGACGTGTGTGGGTGGATGATCGCCGTACCGTTGGCAGGCTCGGTCCCGTCCGCGCCAGAGATGGTGATCAGGCATTGCCGTCCTGCACCATTCGCGAGCGTCCCGGCCGTGTTGCTCGCGATCCTCCTGGCCACCCCGCCCATATCCACCCATGCGCCCGCCAACTCATTCTCGCGCATGTACCGCAGCCCGAGGTTGGCCGCGTTCGGGTACAGCGTCGCTCCATTCGTGCGGTATGAGTACGTTATCGACGGGTCGAGCGTTCCGATATCCGTCCACGACCCGGAGCCACCGTTGCGGCCAGCCAATGTCAGGCTGACCACGGTGGACCGCCGGAGCAGCACGGCCATGGACCGACCCTGGATACGTCGCTCTCCCACGTCGACGATGATGTCCTTGTCCACCGTGATCACGTCGGACGACCGCCATGGGTGCGCGTGTGACGGACTGTCGATGGCCAGCAGAGAGCGCAGGCTGTAGTCATACTCGACGGGGACCGTGAGCGTCTCACCCAGCACGCCAGGGCCATCAGCGACCGCGAGGAGCAACCCGTCATTGACCTCGGCCACACCGGCGCGAAGAGGGTCGGTAGTCACTGGGTACGGAGTCGGCCCGAGCCGCTTTCCAAGTACGCCGATCGCCGCGTCGGAGTAGATGGGGAGGTCGTCACGGACGACGTGCATCGCATAGACGTGGCTCTTGAGCGCGGTCACGCCGGTGTGGCCGATGTCGTAGTTTGCGGCGGTGCCGACTGCGGATGCTGCGTTCCCGCTCGGCCCCTTAAGCCACTTGAGGTCTTCGGTGGACACGACTGGCCGATAGTATACGTTGACCGCGCCGGAAGTCGAGAGTGTGAGCCAGACCTGCACCCGCTTGTTGAGTCCGAGTCCATCGCTGGCTGTCGAACCGACGAAGGTCGACCCATTCCAGTCGTAGACGCGAATCTGCGTACCTTCGATGGAGCATCTGACGAAATAGTAGTTTACCCCGTCACTTACGGAAAGCTGCATTCTGCGGCCTACGCCTGTCCCGGTGATGGGCTCGACGTCCCAGTACAGCGCCGCGCCGTTGACAGGCGCGGTCACGAACGCGCCGCCAACCGCCCCGGTGGGCCATCTCTCCGGAGCGGACGAAGCAGTATTCAGCACGTAGTACCCGGCTTCCCACGAGCTAGACCCAGGCGTAACGGTCGTGTCGAATGTCTGAGGGGGGAGCCAGGCGCGGTCAATCATCGCCATCACGCTCGAAACCGGCCCAAACGCGGGTATCTGAAGCTCGGACCATTCAGCGAAATGCACGGTATATACACCAACCTCGAACCCCGAGTCTGTGTTGCCGGTAGCGGCAGCGAGCGGGATGATGGACGAGCCTCGGCACGCGAGCACTGAGAGCCTGGCGGTCAGCGACCCCACCACGTCGTTCAGCTTGGTCAGCGCCCGCGAGGTCTTGAGTGCCCAGGTAAAGCCAAGGTCGTAGCTGACGAATACAGAGTACCCGCTCACCGTCGTGCCGCTATAACCGGTGATAGCGATCAGCGCGTACACCACATCGTCCTCATCCGACCACAGTGTGATCCCCTGGATGTTCGGTAGCGCCTGCTCGCCAGACCCGCTGTTTGAACTCTCCATCGAGTCAAACGGCGATCCAACCCGGCGAACCACCCATTTCCCGCTCAACGTCCCGGCGTTGTAGATCGCCGCCTGAAGGATGGTCCCATCCGAGAGGACACATGGCTTCGAGTCGTAGGATCCAAGGTTCGAGACCTTCACAAAGGTCAAGCCTAGGTCGGCGCTGGCATATTGGTCGCGGTCGAGAAACAGGGCGATCGTGCCGGTCTGCTGGTGATACTCAATGCTCATGTCGTCGAGCGATGACGGGGTGTCCCATCCCGTCACCTGCTCTGCATACACCGCCCAGGTCGCGCCCAGGTCGTCGCTGTACCAGAGGTTGACCCGCTTGGTGCCCGTGCCGTAGCTCGCGGCGTAGATGAGCCGGTCGCCGATGGCCGTGATGTCGCAAGCGCGCAGCCCGCTGTTTGTACCCGGCGTGACCTGTACGTCGGTCCAGGTGTCGAGGGCCCAATTATATCGGTGGAATCTGCCATTGTGTGCGAGCCCAAAGGTCGTCGTCCCGGGAAGCCGGATGCCCTGCGGCTGGAGGGCGGCCGCGTTCGGGCTCGTCTCGGTGGTGGTGTCGTAGGTCTTGATCCCGCTCGAGAACATCTGCGCCCATGGCGGGCTCCATGTGCGATAGTCGGTGTCGCTCGCCAGCTTGACCACCAGTCCAGGGCCGGACTGTCGGCCCGGGTGTCCACTGCGCACGACCTTGACGTCGACGTCCTCTGTCTGCACGCCTGTACCCACCACCCGGAGCGACGTGGGTGCAGCCGGAGAGCCCTCACCAGGACGAGGGCCGCCCTCGGTCGGGTCGCTGGTCACGAGCGTGTGTGTCCACGCCGGGTCGGGGACGAGCAGGCCGCGGAGAGAGTGGGCAATGCGAGGCATAGGTCATCCGTAAATAGGTGTGAATCCGACTGCAGAGCCGAGGTCCGACAGCTCGTCGAGCACGATACCCCGCACCCGGTCTGCGACACCAGCTGCGACTGTGCGGCCGTCGAGTGTCACGATATACGCGCCCTGTCCGCTTGGCTTGCCGCGATTGGCCGCCTCGACGCCTTCGCGTCCGCCCATAGCCTCGGTTGCGCGCTGGTTAAGCACTGACTCGCCACGCCTGGCTCGGATGTTCTGCTCATCGGGGCCAGGAGAAATGAAGGCACCGTCGTGAGCAATGGACGGAGCAGACTGTAGCGCGATGGTCGCGAGACTTGCCGCTGTCGAAGCCGCCACAGCAGCAGACACCGCGATGCCGCCGGGGAGAGGCGGGGGGCCAGTCTGGGCGTACCCAGCGATGAGGGCTTGGGCTCCGTTGACCAGCGTGCGTACCACGGCCAGCGCCTTTTGCGCGCGGAACGCCTTGAGCATCGCCTTGTTTTCCGCGTTTGCTCGATTGAACCCAGCTTTGATGCTCGCGGTTGTGACCGCGATCTCGCTCTTGATCCGCGCCCGCTCGCTGGCAGTGGTGGCCTCCTCGAGCTCGGCGAACAACTCCCGTCGACGGTCACGGAGCGCATCCACCTGTGCGATCTCCTCGGCCCCTGCCGCCTGCGCAGCTGCCGCCTGTCTGCCGTACACGTCCTCCGCGAGCTGACTGAGGCTGTCGAGGGCCGCGAACGCATTGTCGATCACCGCCTGGCGCTGGGCCTGCTCGAAGGCCGCAAGCTCCTGCGCCCGCTGCATCGCCCTGGCTACCCGCTCCTTTTCGGCGGCCTCCTTGGCGGCCTCCCGCTCTTCAATGCGAGCAAGCATCTCCATGTGGATGCTCTGCCTGAGCCTGGCGGCCTCGGATGCGGCCTTGGCTGCGTCCCTCTCCGCCTGCGCGATTGCCTTGGTCTTCGCTCTCTCTGCCTCGGCCGCCGCCCTGGATGCAGCGGTCGACACCCGGCCACGCTCCCGGCTCGTCTCGGTCGCCTTGACCTCCGCGACCTCCACCCTCCGGATCGCGCCATCCATGCGCTCGAGGTCCTTCTGGAATCGCTGTGCCTCCCTGGCCGCCCTGGCTTGCTGGTCGGCGTAGTCAGAGGTCGCGCCGGCCATGCTCGCGAGCGCCTCAGTGAGCCCCACGCTGCCGATCGCGGTGAACACCCTGGCTACGGGCGCGCTCGCATCGCGGAGGTCCCTCCATGTGTCGACCAGCCCACGACTGGCGTCCGATGCGTCCGCAAGCGCTACCGCAACGGTGGTCACTGCCGGAGCAAAGTCCGCCCCGAACGCCAAAACTAGCTCCTTTACGCTGAACTTCAGCTCCTGGATTGCCGCGTCCATCACGTCGACTTGGTCGCGTTGCTCGGCGGTGATCACCGGTGCACGTCCCGCAGCCTCCAGCTCATCGGCGAGATCCCCGGCTGCGAGCGCGGCAGCAGCACCCGCCGTCGCAATACCCCCGATGGCGATACCGGCCGAGGCCGCCACAGCCCCGGCAGGTCCAAGCGCGCTCGCAAGGGCGAGCACCGACCGCCCAAGATGCTCGATAGAGCCCGCAGCACCAGCAGCAGAGCCACCCATCGCATCGGCTATTCTCTTGGTTCCCTCGAATGTATCGCCGAGCTTCTTGAACGCAGCCCGCTGTTGGCGAGCCGCACTCTTGGCGGCCTTGGTCGCGCGCTTGAGCTCCTTGTTGAGCCCGCGCACCATCCCCCGTGCTTCCTTCTTAGATATGCCTGGCAGCTTGGATAGTTCAGCTTCGAGCTTGTCAATCTTGGCGATATACTCAAGGCCGACTGTGCGTGTGCGTGTGCGATTGCCCATCATCCCACCTTTTGGAGCTTGAGGATCTCATCGCCGGCGACCTTTATTAGCGTAGCTTCAAGCTTTTCGGCCGGCCCGAGCACAACCAGCCTCCAACTTTGCCTTCCTCCTTGGCGGCGGCCTTTGACGAACCAAATATAGTCCACGTCATTTTCGAGGAAGCTACTGACTTTACCTCGACCAGTGACCGCGAGACCGGTGCGGAAATTGCGCTTCGAGTAACCGGACTTGACCGGCCAATTACGCTCGATGTTCGCCTGCAATTCCTCGAAGTGCCATTCGAGCGCGCGGAGCACGAAGCCGAGCCGGTCCTCAAGCACAGCCTCAACCATCTCCGCGATGGTATCGTCCATGACCACCTCGGCGTCACCATCCCTGAACGATATCTTGCGCGTCATTTGTCGCCCTCGTTCCGTAGGTTCCAGTGAGCCAGGTACCGCACCCGGTCATCCCGCGACAACCCGTGCCACCAGGAGAGGTCACGCCCCCACCAGTGGCAGAGGTCCATCAGTCGTCGCTCTTGCCGACCTCGTCGGCCTCGGTAAAATCCTCGGTCGCACGTACCTCATCGGCCGGCACGAACTGCTCCATGACGGCGACAAACGCCGGTGTGCCGACCTCGATCACCTCTGCCACGCTCATCCCCCGCCGGTGGAGCTCGTTGAGGCACGCGCCGCCGAACGACCCGGCGCTGAATCCGTGCTGGCGAAACGACACTTTCGGCCGATTCGGCCCGCGCCATGTGGCTACGATGGCCGCCGCGTACGCCCGCACGAGGTTGTGGACGCTCAGGCCAGCGATGTCCGCCGCCAGCGCGTAGTCGTCGGGAGCCTGGGGTGTCCAGGTGTGCTCCCCGATTGTGATGGTGGTCATTTTGATTGTCCTTGGTTGAATCTGCGCTATCACGAGTAGACGATCCCGCCGTAGCAAGTGAATGAGCATGAGATGGTGTTGGGGTCGCCCTCGCCGATGTCGAATGTGAGGTGACAGTCGGACATGGTTGCGACGTGGTCGGACGAGTCGCCTAGGTCCGTGCCCTCGATGGTCCAGACCAAGTCGAATGTCATCACATCGCCCTTGGCCTCGGTGGTGGACCTGCGCGACGCGAACGCGCCCGTACCCTTGATCATGTCCAGCAGAGTACCTCCGGACGCGAGGGTGAACTCCGAGAGGATGAGCGAAAAACTCCCGCTCTGGAACAGTGCGCTGGTCTTTCTGAGCCCGATGAGCACACCCCTGGACTGGTACGCGCTGTGCTCCGTATTCCCAGCTTCTTCGCCGGAGATCGAAAAGTCACCCTGAATGAATGCAATCGGGAGAGACAGCGGGGTGGCCGAGCCGTCGTTTACGACGACCGTCCCATCACGGAAGTTTTTTGGGATTGCCATGGTCTATCCTGTGTAATGGTTCAAGTGTCGTAGATTGTAGGTGAGGGTCGCGATCGCGAACGTGCCGTCCCTAGCGGATCGGAGATCGCGGCGATCCGGCCAGATGTGCAGGCCGTCCACACGGGACACGCCCACCACCGCGTTGTCGGCGTCCTCGACCAGATCGTAGGCGGTGTCCATGTCCTCGACCTGCGAGTCCGCACGGATGCGGAGCACCACCTGGACAGACAGCGTGGCGTGGATGATGCGGCCTTGCCCGCGTGGCCTGTCCTCATCCGAGATGGCATCAATAGAGGTCGCGAACGTGCGATGGATGCGAGCCTGCGGGTCCGAGCCGATGCGGGCGTACACCCACCTCGATTCGCCAAACCCGTCAGCCTCGAGCGCTGAGGCCACGAGCCGACGGATGGCACTGGCGCGCATCATCGCCTCCCAGTGAGCCAGATCGTCCCGATGGCTGGCCTGCTCGTCACATCAGAGTCCCCGTCGCCATCCGTATCGTATGAGAAGGTCAGGCCCTCCCATGCGGCCTCATACCGCTCGCGGTACGTTTGCCCCATCTCGCGGTAGGCGTCCGACAGCCGGGTCTGGTAGTCCTCGTAGATGAGGGCCAGGGTGAGGGTGAGGTGCACTTCGCGCAGCGCGGTCGGCTCCATCACCAGGTAGGGGAGCGAGCCCTGGCTGATTAGCCTGCCGATGATGGTGACCCATGCCTCGTCGATGTACGACTGGTAGTCGGTGACCGCCGATATGGGGCTCGGCCCGCTTGGGTCGAGCGCGGATTGGCGGCGGTAAATATCCGCGTCGGTGACCACCGGGTGGAGGTCGGAGACGACCAGCGCGGCCGTGTTGCGGTAGAGCACATCGTCCAGCATCCACTCGACACGCCACCCAGCTTCTGGAGTCAGAGAGATGGGCACGGATGAGGCGGCGACCGTGTAGGCGGCGATGCTGCCGGAGATGGCGACCGCGCCAGTGGACACCACTACCCCCGAGCGGTCGTAGACGGTGCAGGTCCCGGTCGTGGGTGCGACCAGTGCCCCGGACTGCCACAGCGGGCACGACAGCGCATTCGCCTGCGCCCTAACGATGTAGTCGGGGAGCAGGAAGCGTGCGGTGATCGCCGTGGTGTCCGAGCCTGCCATCAGCCCTCGACCCCCGCTGGGACCACGGATTTGCCGGCGACCTTCTTGCCTTTCGGTTCAGTGCCCAAGGCCTTCTCGATGACCTCGATATTTGCCTTGCAGGCCTCGACCTGCTGCGCATGGGTCGGTGTCTCGGTGCGACGATACGCTGCCTCGGCATGCATGAGGCTGGTACGCGCATCCTCCAGCATCCGAGACAGCCGGTACGGCGGGCAGGGGGCAATGTAGCCATCGTCCACCAGGCCCGCGCACCAGGTGGAGTAGGCGTCGATGTCAGTGGAGGTCCGGGTATCACCAGCGTGCGCAGTCTCCCATACAGTGATGTACGTGTCGCGCACCTCAGAGCCGACCTTGGTGTCGACCCTCTGGATATAGCTCACCCCATCAGGGGCGGCCTCGACCGGTACGATGGTCCGGCCCTGCTCCTCGATGCGGGCGCGGAGCCGTGCGAGCTGCCATCGGCCCCGGCCGTCGGCAGTGACCAGGTCGACACCGGGCGCGAGTGCCTGCTGGTGTAGGGCCGGCACCACCCGCCCGCCCATCACGTGCCACCGCTGCGAGTCGGCCACCAGGAGGAAAGGAGGACTCTGCGGGAGCCGTGGGTATGCATGCCCGTGGTCGGTGGTGGCCACCTCGGGGACGTACGCGCTGCTCTTGTCCGGCTGCGATGCGATTGCTTTTGCCATGATGGTCCTTGGGTATGGGAGTCGTGACCCCCGATGGATGGCCCCCAAGGACGTGGCGTCCAAGGGGGGCCAGACTCGATCAGGCGTCGGACACGATGGTGACGCCAGCCGCGTCGATGGCGCGAGAGACGCCGGCCGCGTGCGAGTAGACATATGAGGTCTGGAGGTAGGTCCCCTGCCGGACGCGCTCGAGCTTGGCGACCCCGAACTGGGCCACCAGGTCCGCTCCGTCCGCGTCGATGGGCGCGTCAGCCCATGCCATCGCGCCCGGGGCGAGAAGGACCCCGCCACGGTCCGCCCCTGCGTTGACGGTCGGGACATAGGCCGAAACGAAGATGTCGATGCCGAACCAACGCCCCTTATACTGCTCCAACCCGATGGTGAGTGTGCCAGACCCCTCGATGGACGCCGCGTATCCGAGGGTGAGCGCATCGGCCTCGAGGTCGGCCCACTGCTGCGGGTGGAGGATGGCGAGCAGAGGCCCGCTTGCCTTCGCGACGCCGAGAACGCCCTTCCCGGCCAGGAAGCTCGCCCAGGTGAGATCCGTCCCAGTCCCGGGGCCAGCCTGGGCCGTGTAGCCGCTGCCAGCGATGGCGATGAGGCTTACGAGCGTCTGGGCCATGGTGCCGACGAGATCCTGCGCGAGCACGCTGGGTCCGATCTTGCCCATGGTGACGTACCGGGCGAGATCGGAGCTGGTGTAGCGCTTGGCGCGCATTGCGATTGTGACGTCAGTGGAGCCGTCGGTGATCTGCGTATTGGCCACCTCGGCGGCCTCGGTCGCTGCCGAGAGCAGGTCGTAGCCGTTGAGGCCGATGTGCGGGACCTGCACGACCAGACTCGATGCGCTGGTCGCCGTCGCCTTGAGCAGCGCGGGGTGGGTGAGGACCGACGCGTCACGGTCAGCGAGGAGCATCAGCACCTCAGCGGAGAGCACCTCGTTGGTGACGAGGTCGGCGACGGACGAGACGACGTTTTCGTTTGCCATGGTTGCACCTGGGTAGTTGGGGAACTGCCCTGTACCTGTGACGGTGGCGACCGCTCAGCGCGTGACGTGCGCTACCCGAGATGGGCTCTGTATGTGCCTAGCACACGGCGCTCACCGAGTCCAGCCCTTTCGGACCGCGCGGTAGGTGCTCCAGTCGCCGGTACGGACCGCCTCGGCAGTGATAGCCTTGATCTCGTCCTGGCTGTACTGGCTCCCGGCCGCTGGAGGTGCGGCTGTCGCGGCCTTGGTCTTCGGCGCGACCTTCTCGGCCCGCTGCACGAGGAAGGGACGGAGGATTGCCGGGGCATCGTCCGGCTTCTCCGTCATCGCGTCGAGCCAGTCACCGAGCGCCGGCCGATCCTCGCCACCGAGCCGACCATACTGCCACTCGACCGCCTCGATTGCGTCCGAGTCCGTGGTGCCGATACGAGTCGCGATGTCCTGGAACCGGCCGAACTTCGTTGATTCTTCCTGCGCTTTCGCCTTCCAGCTCTCGACCTGCTGTGCGAGCGTATCGGCCGTGGCCGCCCTCTCGGCGAGGGTCGCGGACTCGGCGCGGAGCTCCTCGACTTGACGCTCTAGACCGCGCTTGGCCTCGACGACGCGGCTGAATTTGTCGTAGTCGACGGTCTTGACCTCGACGACGCGGCCGAATTTGTCGTAGTCGACGGTCTTGGCCTCGACGACGCGGCTGAATTTGTCGTAGTCGACGGTCTTGGCCTCGGCCTTCGGCTTCTCGTTCTCTTGCTTTTTACTCATGGCGTTTGTCCTTGGTTATTTGTGGCTGCGATCATGGCCACGGCCGCCACCGCCTCGTCATGGGTGACAGCCGGGTGGAGCTCCATGTACGCGGTCACCCGGTCGATGAGCCCCAGATCGACGAGCTTGGAGATCCGGTCGAGCTGGGCCTGTGACTCGGTTGGGTCCTGTGGGATGGACTTGTACTCGATGCGCCATCCACGGCGCTCGAGCCCCTGCATGTCCGCGATCTTGCCGAGGAGCTCAAGGTCAGTGCGGCGGAAGCTCGGTGTATAGCTGCGCTGGAGCGCCCGCTGGTCCTCTCGCGAGACGGCCAACGAGAAGCCCGACCGGATGTCACTGCTCGCCCTGCTCACCGACAGCGAACCCACCGCCTTGTCGAGCACCCTCCGCTCGTAGCTGTGGACACTGGCGAGCACTCGCTCCGGGTCCGCGCTCGGCTGCCACTGGCCCACGGTCGTATTGGTGCTGCCGTCGCTGACCTGCAGCTGCAGCAGGCTCGCCGGGTCGGTCACCACCTCTCGGGTACCCCCCTCTGCGTCCACCTCGGCCCCGACCGGCTCGGCGCCGATGACATACCGCTGCGCCCATGACGCGGCTCTCATCAGGTGCGAGTAGTACGAGTAGAGCACCCCGAGTTGGAGGGTGCCTTCGACAACCTCGCGAGCCGCATACGCGTCCCAATACCACCCGGTGTCCTGCGCGTGGTACGTCACCCACGGGAGGATCGGCCCCCGCGCGCCCTGCCACGGGTAGCTGTCGCCCTCGAATGTCCCGCCCGCGACCCGCTCAGTCACGTCCAGGTCGCGCTCATCGTACACGCGATAGCTCGCGCTCGGCTGGTCGTAGACGTGTCGCACCCACCGGGTAGGCGCATCCGGGTCGCGTGCCCACTCGGTCACCTGCCTGGGCTGTGTCGGCCTCCGTGGGTACACCTTGACCTCGACCATATACGGCGGGACTTGCCGGATAACGAGCGGCTGGTTCGGCTGCCAGTCGATGAAAACCGGGCATTCGCGAAGGGCGAGCGTATCGCGCTGGACCCGCTGCATCCTCGACCACCACCCGACCGAGTCCACCTGTGCCATGACCACCTGCTCGGCAGCACTCGGCGGGATGATTGTGGGCGCTTCTTTGTACAGTGCGGACGCCGCATTCCATGCATCGAGGAAAGGGTTGCTCGACATGTCGATCGGTCCCCACATCTCGCGGCGGATGTTCCCAATCGCCTGCCGAATGCGCGCCTCGATGTCCTGCTCTGCCTGGCCGTACAGCAGCCTCCACCTGAGCCGCTGGTGCTCCATCCGCCTGCGGGCTGCCTGGTCACTGACCGGCGGTGTCTGTGGCATGTCCATCGTGTGTCCCCTCGTCAGCCTAGCATGATTTTCGGCACGCTACGGCGCGCCCTGGTCGTCGTCCAGAGGTCCTTGAGCCCATACATCCAAGCGTCAGTGATATCCTTGTATTTGTGCTTGTCGCTGTAGTCGTAGCTCTGTAGTCCGTCAATCAGCGTCCTGCACCGTGGGTGGATGCGTACCCGGTCGGCCGCCATCTGCGCGTACATCCACCTCGACCGCAGGTCCTTCGATCGCCGCATTCGTCCACTCGCGCCCCCACCCTCCTTGACCGAGAGCAGCTTGGGCCTGAGCTGGTGGGGTGGCACCCGGTACTTGCGCGACAGCGCCTTCGCGAGCTCAATGTTGGAGCTGATCTGATGCCTGGACTTGACTGGATTGTCTCCGTACACGCCGTCAAGGTCCGACCACGCGAAACCATAGTTGCTAAGCATCTTGCGGATACGAGCAGCGAACATCTCCATCGTGGCCGTACCGCGCATGACCACCTCGTCGAGCACCCACATGTGCGGCCGGTGCTCGCCCTCCTCCTCCTCGACTTCTTCGACGCCAACCAACACCGCGCACATGCCCAGGTCACGGTCAGCCCGCGCGTAGTCGACGCCCATATACCAGCGCAATTCCGCGCTTGGGAAGTGGCTTGTGACGTGCCTACCCTCGTCGAAGCAGTCAAACCACTGCCCCTCGCTCCGCGTCTCCCAGTCGCCGTCGAGCTGGATGCCCGCGTCGGGGCCAGTGACCTGCTTGCGGAGCTTGCGAATGAACTCCTCATCCCACGGGATACCCGTCTTCGTGCGCCGAATCTCGCCGGTGATTGGACTGGTCTGGTTGGCGGCCGTGAGCCGGTAGTGGTGGTCGGTGACCACCCCTTCTTCGCACAGCTCTTGCAGCCATGGGACGGGGAGATGCAAGGGCGTAAGCGTGATACCGACTTGGCCGGATGTGTTCCGCACTCGAGCGAGGCACTCGTCGAAGACCTCGCGGGATGGGGGCTCGTCGATCTGGATGTAGTCATACTCGGAGCCCTGGAGGGCGCGGGGTCCAGATGCGTTGCTGTACCAGACCACCTCCGACCCGTTTCTGAACTGAACGACCGGGACGTGGCCTCTAAAGCCGGTTCTCGACGAGAACTCGATCCCCCCAACCAGCTCGTGCTTGGGCACAAGTTCCCAAAACATTCTCATGATTTGTACGCCCTGAGCTTGCTTATCGCTTGTGATGACCGCGCAGCGCACCGGGGCGCAGGGGACATGGTGGTACGGGTGCCGCCCGAGGCACCGGTAGATGACCTCCGCGCAGGCCGCCGTGGTCTTGCCGCTCCGCACGCCCGCCCGGTAGAGCTTGGGCGCCGGGCCGGGGTCTGAAAGCCATGCGAGTTGGCCGGGGAGCCAGGGGATTGCGTCCAGCGGATTGCGCCGTACGTGCTCCTCGAGGTCCTCCAGCGTGCGGAGGAGCGCCAGCGCCTCGGCTACGCTGCTCACCCAATGCCTGCCATCTGCCGCACACGGAGAGGCAGGGCCTCGGCGCGCTCGCGGAGCTCCTCGAGCACCTCCTCCATCGACCTCGCGTCTGGAGCCTCGGCAGCCCTGGCCCGGGAGTCCGCAGCCTCCACCAGCTCGGCTTCAAGCTTGAGCAGGGCTCCGGCGGCGGTGAAGCTGTTGGAGGCCTCGGCAGCGCTTCGGAGTCGGCGGACCTGGCGGATGACCTCGTCTCGGTGGGCCTCGATGCTGTCGGGTATGTCCATCAGTGCATCGGCCTGGTCGAGCTGATCGATCTCCGAGCGAGTGACCGCCGCCTGCATTTTGGCCCTGACTGCGGCCTGGAAGCTCCCTGCCTCGTGGGCAGCGTCGGCCATCGCCTCGTACTCGACGAGCGCATCAACCAGGTATTCGCGGCGGCTCCACTTGGCTTTGGCTGTGGTGCGGGGGCGTCGACGTCTTGCCATGTCAGGTCCTCAAAATCCAAATAATCCAATTTGCTCGTGTGCGCGAAACGACGGGGGGGTACTCCCCCCTTCCATCCTACCTTTTCACACTCCACACACGCCATCTGTCCAACTTTCTTGACACTTTCCCACGCTCCACCCTACTCTTTCGCCTCCTCGGTCCGCCGCTTCCTCTCCGCCCTCAGCCACCCGCCCACCATCCGCCTGGCCATGCGCTCGGCGTACACCGGGCGCACCCCATCCGACAGCATCATACCCACCCGCTCATCGTACAGGTACCGCCACTCGTCGAGGTCGTCGGGATCGTGGCGCTCTACCGAGTAGCTCATCATCCGTACCTCTCGATAAGCGCGGACTCGAGCGCGCGATTGCTTAGCGCGCAGCTACCCCGCACGGCCCTCACCTCCGCTATCGCCTCGTAGACATCCGCCCCGTGATGCGCACACAGGTAGCTCACGACCGCGAATGCCGATCGGTTAAGCCCGTGCTCCGAGTGCCAGAACACGGGCCGAGAGCCAGCCACGCTCTTGACCGCAGCGATCCAGCGCTCGAAGTGTGGCCGCTCGGGAACAAACGCAGGCTCAGACACGTCCAGCATGGGCCACTGCATTAGCGGTGAGACGCCTGTCATCCTGTAGGTGACGCGCCCCTCCAGGCAGACCACCAGGCCAATCTTGAGCCAAGCCCAATCGTTGGAACCGATGAACCAAGCCGGTGGCCTGCTCCCGATGTAGATCGCCGGCTCGTACGTCCCGACCCGCTGAATACCCAGTACCGCGCTCATCCTCTCCCCCTCGTCACCGCAGCATACCGGGCAATGCACGCCGCCTCAGCCAGCGCGCCCCTCGCATCCGCCCTCAGCCCACCTGGTCCATCCCGCAGCGAGCCGGGGAAGCCACCGGGCCAGACGAAGAGACGGGGCGCCATCTCCACCGCCCGGGCCTCGCACGCCTTGGCGCTGACCTTTGGCGCGAGGCCGAGCACCGTCCGCCGCCAGTCGACGGCCAGCGGCCGAAGCACCTCCATGGCCCCAGCCTCAAGCACGCCTCCGACTTGGCCAGCCGCATAGGCCAGCCGCAGGAGCGCTTGGTGATTGCTCCGGCCTGGATATGCCCGCAAGCCCTCGATCGCGAGCACATATGATTCCTGTATCCCGACAAAAGGTCGCGCCACGTCAGACAGGTGCCTCAGCTTGAAATCCCCAGGCCTCCATCCATATCGCGCTCGTACACGCGCATGTGTGGGCTTGCCGATCGTCCACCATACCGCCCAGTCCCAGACGGTTTTACCATCGCGATCAAGCACCACAATCGCACCATCCCGGCTCCCGGGATCCACACCTATGACCATCATCGCCTCCACCCCCCAATCGGCTCGCCCATTCGGCCCGCACCCGGCTCACGCTCCCAGCAGAAAAGCCCGGTGCCCCGCGTATTCCTCGGCCATGGCCTTCCTAAAATGGGGTACCAGACGTCGGGCGGGTGGTCGACGAGCAGCCGCAGCCAGTCGCCGGCATGCTCAAGGATGCCGATCGGGAGGATGGACGCCACGAGCTCAACCTCCATCTCAAGCGCCCTGCGAATCCACTGCGGGGCGGTCGAGAACGCAGGATTACCCACCACCCACACCACCCCACCATTCGCCGCGTGCCGGTCGGTGAGCAGCTCTATTTGACGCCCGCCGTCGTCGAGCCAGTCGCCGACCACGGCACGGTCGCAAATACGGAGCCCCTCGGCTTGCGGATCGATGTCCACGCCGACCACCTCCGCGTGCTGGTAGAGGCGCCTAACCGAGCGGACGAATGCCCCGCCGCCCACTCCAGGCTCCACCAGCATCGTCGGCGGGCAGCATCGGCGGACGATGCGTAGGCGCTCGACGCACGCATCGGCCAAACCGAGCGGGGTGTAGTGGCGTTCGAGCGGATCGCGTACATCCTTGATCTCATATCTGATATCGCCGAATAATCCTGTCATGTCCTCTCCTGCTGTGTTCTCGTTGCTCCGAATACCAACCGAGGGCAGACCAGGCGACCATCGACAGCAGACAGCGTGCGGCACGGGTCGCGGGCGATCTCGATGTGCTCGATGTCGGTCTCTCCAGCCTGCCAGAGCCCGAGTGCGGTACCGCCCCTACCAGCGTAGATGTCGAGTACGCGGATCATCTCGATCTCCAGTTGTACCGCATTGAGAGCCTGTTCCTGCGCGGCACCTGCTCCTCCAACCTGGACGCAACCCGCCGCCCATACCGGCCCTCGATGTCTGCCCACCGCAGATTGCTGGTTATCACGGTCGAAAGCTCGTCTCGGTACCTAGCAGCGATGAGCCGCTGCACATTCTCGAGCGCCTTCTGGTGGGTGGCGGTCCCGAGGTCGTCGATGATGAGCACCCTCGCCTCGAAGACCTGGTGCAGCGGGTCGCGGTCGCCTGACCAAGAGAGCGTGCACCGGCTCCACAGCTCGTCGTCGGTGATCATCACCACGCCCTCAAGCACCGGCCGGCGCACCATCCGGAGCAGGCCGCCACCGAGCACGATCTCGGAGTGGTCGTACCCGTCGGGAATGTCGTGCCACTCGCTCTCTGACGGGTCACGCCACTGCCAGCGCTCCTCGCCACCTTGAACCAGCGAGGACGCCAGCGCCGATGCCAGCACGGTCTTTCCGGCGCCTGGCTCGCCGTACAGGTACACCCACGCCCCCAGCCGCCACTCGGTGAGCACCTCGATCGCCGCCTGATTGTCCGGCGTGATGCCGATCGAGCCCTTGGGGGACCTCTGCAGCCTCTCCCGCCCCTCAGCCGGCGTCATCTCCAGCAGACTCACGAGCCGGTCGAATGACCACGCCCGGTCCCGCTGCGCAATGCCGGTCCGGCGCTGGCGTCGGTCCATCTCGTGTGCAAGCTGGTCGATGGTGTCAGTGTGGGCCGTGCTCTGGCACTCGGAGCACGGGTCAATGGTCGGCGCCACCCAACGAGGCGGATGGTGAGCAAGCCGCTCGGGGGGCGTCCACCAGACGCGGTGGTGGCGATGGCCGCACGAGCATTGCCAGGTGCGCTCCGGCGCCTCGGGTGTTGTGGTCATTCCCAGCCTCGCAGCTTGTTGTAGGCTCTCTCTGCTTCTTCGTCGTACGCTTCCACCGGCTCGGGCGGGATCCGCCAGTCGTCCGTCCAAGTGCCGCCGTACGCGCCACGGTGGACGCCTTCGGGGAGGTCGTCGTCGGTGCTTGGGGAGCACCCCTCTGCAGTCGGCTTGCCCTGCCCCGCCCATTCCTTGGCCATTGCCAGGTACTTGTGGGCGTTTCGCCGGATCGTGGTCAAGTCCCTCCGCACCTCCGAATCGCGGAGGAACGAAGCTGACGGAGCGCTCTGGAGCCATCCGAAGATGAGCTTGAGGTCGTCGATAGTGTACTCCTTTGCAAGACTTTTGAGATCCCGACCAAACCCCTTCGACGGGTCTGTCGGCGCCTTGTACGTCCGCCGGAGAGCCTTACCGCCCACCTTCGCCGTGTAGGCCACCTCGGCCCACAAGGCGGCGGCCTCATCCCATACGTCTCGCCAGGCCGGACGCTTGGCTTTCGGTGGCGTGAGTCGCTCATCGTCATGACCAGCACCAGACAGAAGATATTCGGTCTTGGTCTTGTTATCAGTCTCGGTTTCGGTCTCGGTCTCACTACTAATGAGCGTTCCGCCCTGCGTTCCGCCCTGCGTTCCGCCCTGCGTTCCGCCCTGCGTTCCGGTACCATCTTTTTTTGGCATTGAACCTACGTTTGAGCGTTCCGCCCTGCGTTCCGCCCTGCGTTCCGCCCTGCGTTCCGCCCTGCGTTCCGTCTTTCCGGTCGGGTCGAACACCTCGATTTCAGTCCTGGTTCTCGGCCCGCCACGCCGAATATCGAGCAACCCGGCATCCTTGAGATCCTCAAGCAAGCCCCAGACGCCACGACTCGACATGCCCCAGTCGGCCATTAGTGACCGAGTCGATGCACGAAACGGTCTCCACCGAAGTCGGTGGGCGCGATAGTACAGGTCGAGCAAGGCCCCGCGCTCGTCAGCTGACGTGCGCTCTATCGCCTCGTGAGGGACCGGGACGAACTGCATGGCCATCAGTAACCGAGCCCTTGCTCTCGACATGCGAGCATCTCCAGCCATCCTTCTGCACCCACACCGAAGGAATCGATGCTGACTACACGCCCCGTGCCTGACTTTCTTTTGGCTTCATTCGGGTTCATTTAGAAGCAGATTCGCGTGGGTCCACACGCGTACAAATCGAATGTGCGATACACGTGAATGCCGAGCGTATCAAGGCAATCGCCTACGCCCTCGACACTGAACCACTCACCCCGAATCCTGTGGATGTCGAGTGCGTTGTGGAGCAACACCTCACCTGCCGGTGGGCTCTCGATGCTCCCCAAGAGCATCATCTCGTAGGAGCACCCGATCTGGAGCTCCATCATGCGCTCCGAGGGGTCGCCATTGGTGTACCCGATCTTGACCGCGTCACAGACCTGGACGAAGTAGACACATCCCATTTCACTTTCCTCCAGACCGCGCCCCCCGCGCCGCAGCAACAGCGCGAGGGGGGGTCCGGTCACTCATTGACTGGAGGCCGGCGTTGCTGCGCCGGATGCCCGACTCATCGGGCTAGGTCACTGTATCACGTCATCGGCAGAATGGCGGCATCATCTGCACCCCCGCCCGTCTCTCCCTCGCCAACTCAGCCCTGGTCGCCGCGTACCCGAGCCGCCACGACAGCCTCACCAGCGCCATGCGCTCGCGTCTCGTCTCCAGATGCGCCGCCCACTCCCTCCTCGAGCACCGACCACAGAGCCAAGGCCCGGGCTCGTGCCGGTACGCGGCGTCAGAGCCGACGACCCGGCCGGGACCGTGGGTGCCGGACGAGTCGAGGACCGAGCAGCTCGAGCACGCGTAGGAGACGACGTGCGCGGCCACGACCGGGGAGATCAGAGCCATCAGCCGAGCGCTACCGCCAGATCTTCGCCCTTAATTTCCAGCGCCCTGCAGACGCGGGCGATTGTCATTGACACGACGTCCCCCTCGGCCAGCTCGATGCGTGAAATGGTCCGAGCGGTGACATCCACCTCGGTCGCTAGGTCTTTGATTGTGAGTCCTCGGTCCTTTCGGCGCCTCCGCACAAGCGCCGCTCTCTCTTGGAGCCCCATCAGCACCTCCTTGCCGCAGCGTAACATGGAACTTTTTGCTTGCAATGCATTGCATATCGTGTAAATACTCTCACACCAGGAGGCGCCATGCCAGACTACGGGACAGCATTCGAAGAAATCGGGCTCGACGACCTCAATCCGATAGAGCTGCCGACGCCCACCCAGGCGCAGGTGGAGCAGCTTCTGGCGGAGCTGGCAATCCAGCGCCGCGACCACCGCAAGACCGCCGCGCTTCTCTCGGTGACCATGGAGTCGCTGCGTACGAGTGAGATGGAGCTCGCGGCCGAGCGGGCGCGCTCGAAGCAGTGGAGGGCTATTGCCAAAGCCCGGGAGGTCGAGCATGGATGAGCATGACCCGACGGGACCCCATGTCCTCACAGCTCGCCAGCGCGCGCTCATCCTCGGCCCGGTCCCTCCAATCGACCGAGACGACACGCTCGAGGACCTCTCTGCGTCAATCGAGGCGCTGTGTCACCGGTCACCAGTGGATAGCTGGCTCTGGGATCTAGCCGACGCGCTCACCCGCGCGGCAATGGAGGCCAACAATGGATAGCATCATCATCGAGTGTCTCTCCCTCGCGCTCTTTGCCGTGGTCGCGCTCGACCGGGCATGGGGGGCGTCATGGAGATGAGCGAGAGCGTCGGCGCAATCAGCGCCGCACTAGCCAAAGCTCAAAGCAGCATCGGTGATGCGGAGAAGGACAGCAAAAACCCTCACTTCCGCAGTGAGTTCGCCTCCCTTCAGTCCGTGCTGTCGGCCGTCCGCCCATCGCTGTCCGCTGCGGGCGTGTCTATCACCCAGTGGCCGTCCGTCGAGGGCCAGACCGTCACGGTCACCACCATGCTCTCCCACGAGAGCGGAGAGTGGATGCGCTCGTCGATGAGTAGCCCCTACAAGGGGCCGAATCCAGCGCAGGCTATAGGATCGGCAGTCACCTACCTCCGCAGATATGCTGTGATGGCCGCGTGCGGGATTGCCCCAACCGACGATGACGGCAATGCCGTCGGGTCACAGGCTCCACCACCGAGCAAGAGGCCGCCCAAGCGACCCCGCAAGCTCCCGCCCAAGCCCAGGCCGTCGAGTCACCACCCGTCCTGGGAGGCTGACAGGGCTAGATTCTGCGCCCGGCTCGGCGAACTCGGCATGCAGTATGAGCAGGTCGCGGACTGGTGCGAGGCAGTAGGTAGGCCGCGCCCGAGTCAGATGGATGGGCCAGCCAGAAAGAAGGTCGAGGCCTACGTGGGCTCGGAGGAGGGGGCGGCCAAGCTCCGAGACTTCATCGCATCGACCAATGGAGAGAACAAATGAGCACGATGATACTGGACATAGAAACAATACCGCTGGGTATGTTCAGCCATCGCCTCGCGCATGGTCAAGCGTGGGAGGGGACGGTGCCAGAATGGGCGTTTGAGGCGGTCGGTCCGCAGCCGATGCCGGAGCGCGGGAGGGTACCGCGCAATTGGAGGGATCCGGCGAAGATCGCGGCCAGGGAGGCGGAGATCGAGCGCGACTACCAGGACGCCCTCGGCCGGATGGAGTCGGAGCACAGAGCGCGGGCGTGGGAGTACGTGCGGGCTGGGTCGCTACGCCCCGACCGTGGCCGGGTGCTGTGCGCGTGCTGGCGCATCGACAGGCAGGTTGGGATGACCATGGCCGACTATGAAGGGCAGATGCTCACGGAGATAGCGGACGCAATCACCGGCCATGGTGTGAGCCGCATCGTGTCGTGGGGAGACTTTGATTCGACCTTCCTTTTCGGGCGGTCCATCCGCCTCGGCCACATCGCGCTCGCCGGGATGATCGCAGAACCCCACTACAGCTCGACCGCCAAGCTCAAGCTGTACACTCGCCCCACCACAGTCATCGACGCCATGACTCTGTGGCCTCTCCAAGGCGGCAAGCGCGGCCCAAGGCTGGCTGATGCGTGCGCTGCGCTTGGGATCGGTCACGGAAAGGGCAATCCGATCGACGGGTCACAGGTGCTCGACGCGTACATGGATGGCCGTGAGCGGGAGGTGCTCGACCACTGCCTTGCTGATGTCCGCGACCTCGAGCAGGTGTGGGATGCGCTGCGCGGCGTGTGGGGGATCACATGAGTGGCCGCGCGCTGCACATCGGACACCGGCAACACGACATCCTCGATACACTCTCACGAGGCCCGGCGAGCATCAGGGAAATTGCCGACGATATCGGCACTACGACCAATAATATCCATGGCAGCGTACGCAGACTGTGCCTCCGTCGCCTCGTCACTCATCACTCGACCACTAAACGCGGCGGGGTCATCTATCGGATGACTCCGATGGGCGCGCTGGCCATGTGGCGAGCTGGACAGCTCGGCCGGGCGCCAGGAGTACCGAGCGGCAAGTACGAGCGGAGGTATTTGGGGATGAGGGAGCGGGACATCTTCTCGCGAGGAGTAAAACCGGCGTTGGAGGTTGCGAATCGATGATAGGCGAAACTATTTTCAGATTCTAGTTGCGCCTGGGTCCGGGTGTGCTATTAATCTCATGTCGGGGGGAGATGAAGCCCACCCGGCGAGCCCCAGAGAGGGCAAGGAGAACATCATGGACACCATTCACGCAGCCACGATCTACACCAGCGACACCCTCGAAATCATCACGGATGGCCTGCAGACCTGTCGTGTCTGCGACGAGGCTCTCAACACCGCAAGGGAGCTTGCGGGCGAGCGTGGGGAACTCGTCCTCCTTGAGGACGCGGATGGACTGTGGCTCGTGCCACGGGCCGGAAAGTGTATGGAGGTGAAGTGGGAAGGCGACGAGATCCGACCCGTCTGACCCCACGGCGAAGGAGCCCGCCTCGTAGGCTCCGCACGTTCACCCGAGCGTATCGGGTAGGGGCGCTCCTGGCGGGGAGGGCTTTCAACCGGCCTGGTCCACCGGTGCCCTGAAACGGACCCATTTATCGCACCTTTGCCGGGCTTTCCCGGCGCATTGGGCCAGCGAGCCCACAGGAGAGAGCATGAACAAGTGGACCCTTTTTGCCGACGCGCTGCCCCAGGTCGGGCAGATCATCCAGGCCGACGATATGGATATCATCCTCGACCCGTGCATGGGCGGCGGCGTAGGTGAGCCCCACGATCCTACGCCACTCCACGTCACCGATGTCCGGACAGACGGGGTCATTATCGGGGAGTACCCGCCTCCCTGCGACGACTGGGATGGGCTGGGTGATGCGTGGGTGGACCCCTCTGATCTCGTGGGGCTGGCGTGGCGGCCCCACCCGGATCCCAAGTCGATCAATTGGATGCTCCCATACGGGGGGGTATGATGGCAGCCAGGTGGTCGGTAGAATACGCCCCAAGGGCCGCCAGGTGGTATCGTGCCAGGCTGACACGTGGCCGAAAACACAAGGTCCAAATCCGGGTGTGGCGCCGCCTGGGCGGCGGGCCGTGGATGGCCGAGGTCGTCGAGCCCTTCTACGTACGGCTCGGGGCCGAGGTGGACGACAAGGGCCGGCCGATGCTGACGCCCGACATGCGCATCGGGATCGATGAAGCCATCGCGCTCGCGATCAAGGCCGCCGACAAGTGGTGGCGAGAGCATCGGCGAGCTGCATCGCTTCTGCTCGGGGAT